AAATCAAAATATTTTTAAAGGTATCGGTGATGCTATGGAAAATTTAAGTAAGCAATTTACTCCATATCAAATGGCACAAGATGCTGTATTAGCAGGATGGAATAAGATTGGCAGTGCGATTGATAATTTTGTTGAGACAGGTAAATTTAAGTTTAGTGATTTTGCGCGTAGCGTCATTGCTGATTTTGCAAAAATGATTATTAAAGCACAAATATTTAAAGCATTGCAAGCGACATTAGGATTTTTTGGTCTTCCAGGACTTGCAGAAGGTGGTCCAGCAAAATCAGGACAACCATATATCGTAGGTGAGAAAGGACCAGAATTATTTGTACCAAGACAAGCAGGTACTGTTATACCAAATAATAAATTAAATGGTAGTACTGCAACGTTGGGTACAGATAGAATGGTCAATGCACCTGTGACTAACAATTATATCACAAATACTATAAATGCATTAGATGCAAAATCAGTAGCACAATTGTTTGCTGAAAATCGTAAAGCATTATTGGGCAGCGTAAGAACAGCAGAAAAAGAATTACCATATAGGGCATAACACAAATGGCAGGATTACAAACAATAGTAAACAAGTGTGGTGGGCTAACAATTAATCGTAGAAAAGTTGTTGGGTTGCAAGTCACACGCAACGAAATACCTCGCGTGACTGTCACACCAACTACGCAACCATGGAAGATGACATTAGATATGCCTAGCAGTTTACGATATTATGATAATCGTGATCTATTAGAAGCATTAGATACAATGGATCGCGTACAACCAGAAGTTATAAGTTTTAGTGATAATGCTTGCATCAGTTGGATATTCAAATATCAAGGTGAATTAAGCGCAGGACAGATCGCAGGTATGCGTGTACAAAGTTTTGTTGGTAATCAATTAATATTAAACTCATTACCTGTAGTGCCTGCTTCACGCATAATTTTTAAACCTAATGATTTAATACAGATAGGTTCATATCCATATCCATTTACAAGTACTACGACTGTAACAAGAGGAACTGGTAGCACAGTTACAGTTACAACTAACAGACCTAATATTATCAGCACAAGTGTGGTAAATGAAGGTATCACTGTAGGCAACGATTGTGAATTTAACATGTTTTGCCCAAACATGCCTACATATAAATTGATACCAGGTGGTTATGCTAGAGCAAATAATGTTACTGTAAATAATGCATTGATAGAATTTAGTGATAGTTTTGAATTATATGAATATGTAGCCACAGCATAGGAATAAATCATGGAAATCATACCAGAAGTCATTGATGCGCCAGAAATTACTACAGGCCAATTTGTCAAATTAACTGTATATAACAGTTATGACGATACTATTGCTGGCAATTTTACCATAGGTCAAACATATAAGATTGAAGATGTAGGCAATACTAATTGGACAAGCATAGGTGCTGACAGCAATAACAGTGGTGTGATATTTGTTGCTACAGGCGCAGGATCAGGTAATGGTACAGCAGCAAATGTCACATTTTTAACTTTTAGTGATAGTTACGCTGAACAAACATTACCACAACGTGTTGGTAACACAATCATCGCAAATTACACATATAATCCTTTTGGTGGTTTATTGACTGTTGGTAGTCAGAATCGTGAATTACGTGTGACCAGTGGTGATACCAGCATAGCGATAAGTGGTATCAGTGGCAATAATATGAGCGTGATATTAGGCACTGAAGGATTGATACGTGGCAGCGAATTAGAAATCATACGTGGTTTCTATAATGCTAATATGGTATTGACAAACAGTTATGCTAGATTCACAGGAATAATCACCAATTATCAAATAACTGAAGAACGCGATGGCTTAGAAGATAATTTTACCATCACATTAAGCGCAAGTAGTTATAAAAGTGTGCTAGAAAATAGGATCGCAGGAAGAAAAACAAACAAGGAAAGTTGGCAATTCTTCAGCACGACAGATAGTGCTATGAATAATGTTAATAGTATTGCTGGCGTCAGTTTTGACTTTGGTGCCGATCCTAAAACTAAAATACAGCCTGGCTATGGTGGTGGTGGCACACCCGGCGGTGGTGGTGGTGGCGGTGGCGGCGGCGGACGCCCAGGTGACGGAGGTCGTCAACAGGACAAATAAATGAATATTAGATTAGCAAATAAATTTGACTTGCCATATTACTTACATCTTGTACATAAAATACATGAGATGAAAGAGATTGGAACATACGATGTTATATTGGATGATACTTATCTAAATACATTATTCAACACAGTATTACATGGTGGTGGATTAGCGTTGATCGCTGAACACGATGACAGTCCGATAGGTATGATGATGGGCATCATCAGCCCTAACATATGGAGTCATAAGACGTTATTGATGCACCAGATCATGTTATACATTGATGAAGAATATAGACACACAAGAATTGGTCATATGTTAATAAGTGAATATAACGACAAGTGCGTAGAATTAATTGAACAAAAGCGTATTGACTATAGTACCATCAGCGCAGCAAAGCCAATGTTTGATATAGATTTTAGTCGTTTTGGCTATGATTGTATAGAAAAAACATGGTTGAGTAACGGAGTATAAAATGGCACCAGTAGTAGCAGTAGTAAAAGCAGTAGTAGCAGTAGTTAAAATTATTGCAGCCACGAAGATTGGTAGCGCCTTATTGTATGCTGCTGGTAGTGCTGTCATCAGTCGTTTGATCGCTAAACGTGCCTTAAGCAAAGCAACTAGTGGTGGTGATGGCGGTGGTCGTGTGCAATTACCACCAGCAAGTGATAACAAATTACCTGTAGTATATGGCAAAGCATTTGTCAATGGTGTCATAACAGATGCAAAAATCAGCACTGATAATAAAACTATGTGGTATTGCGTCAGTTTGGCTGAACATACTGATACCACGGCTGGTAGCAATTATAGTTTTGGCGACATTTATTATGGTGGTAAACTTGCTACGGTCGTAGGTACCAATATCACAGCATTGACAACAAATACTACGCCACCGCAGACAGATACTAGAATTAATGGTAAAGTGCAAATTTATTTGTACAGAAATGGTAGCACTAGTGGTGTCAACACAGGATTAAGCGCGATCACTATCATGAGCGATGCTAGCATTCCAGTTAATGAACGTTGGAATAGCACATTGTATACAGCAAATGGTCAAAGTGTACAGATGACAAATACAGCATTTGCTATCGTCGTGGTTTCATATAACGTAGATGCCGGTACTACTGGCTTAGACAGTTTACAGATAGAATTAACAAATAGTTTGACACGACCTGGCGATGTCATAAAAGATTATCTATTAAATGAACGTTATGGTTGTGATATACCATTAAGCCGTATCGATACGACTAGTTTAACAGCATTAGATACATATAGCGATGAAAATATAACTTATACACCTGTTGGCGGCGGTTCAGCAAGTCAAGATAGATATAGAATTAATGGACCTATCGATACAGCAAATGATTGTTTGTTTAATTTACAATTGCTTGTAGATAGTTGCGATAGTTGGTTACAATATAGTGAATTGACAGGTAAATGGAAAGTTGTCATCAATAAAGAATATGCTGGTAGCCTAGGTTCACTATTTAATGTAGAAAGCAGCAATCTAGTCGGTGGCATAGATATCAATCCTATCGATTTGAATGAAACATATAATCAAGTTGAAGTAGCATATCCAAACGAGAACATCAAAGACCAGACAGATTATCAAACTGTCACATTGACTGACCCTACTACAGCATGGTATGACCCAACTATATTGAGTCCAAATGAACCAATCAATAGATTGAATATACAATTACCTTTAGTTAATAATGCTGTGCAAGCAAAATATCTAGGCGTGCGTAGATTATTGCAAAGCCGTGAAGATTTAACTATTAGTTTTAATCTTGACTATAGTGGCATACAGTTAGAAGCGGGTGATGTTATCCGCGTCAATCATGAGACATATGGTTGGACTGATAAATTATTCCGCGTCAGTAGCGTAAGCGAGACGATTACAGAAGATAATTCACTTATCGCTAGCATAGTAGCATTTGAATATAATGATACAATTTATAATGATAATGCTATACAAGATTTCGTTCCAGCATTTAATACTGGTTTGATAGACCCTAATGTTATATCAGTACCGGGTACTCCTATCGCTAACAATAATCCAGAAACATCTGGATCGGTAACAAGTTTTAGAGTAACTTCAGCAGTTCCAGAACAGGGTTCTGTAATATACATGGACTTTAACTATGGTAACAATAGCAACGTATTGACGCATGAATTGTATAGAACTGTGCAGGGCGCAGGTGGCGTACCATTTGTCAATAGTGCCAACATAGCAAATAATCAAGTCACAAACATTAGCGTAGATATTAATGACTTACCTGCTGATAGTTATTATTTTAGCGTGACAGCCCGTAACGACTTTACTGGTCAAGTTAGTATCGCAAGTAACTTATTCGTATGGCCTGGTGCAGGATTTAATCCTATCAATGAAGGCAACTTAGATGGAGTGTTTAGTACTGGGAATATTTTAACAAGTAATAATAGCATACCAAATTTAGTTGTGGGTGCAAATGTATTCATTACTGCTGGTACTGGTGACTTAGCAGCAAATACTTTCGTACAAAGTATTAATAGTACAACTCCAGCAAACTTTGTTGTTAGCCCTACACCAATTACACCCTTAGCAAACGCAAATATATTATTAATTAGTGGCGGTATAAATGGTAATACTATTACACCTAATACTATGCCGGGCAATCGTGTTACGCCAAATACATTGAGTGGTAATACATTGATAGGCAACACAGTCAATGGAAATGTTATTATTGGTAACACAGTCAATGGAAATGTTATTATTGGTAACACAGTCAATGGAAATGTTATTATTGGTAACACACTCAATGGTAATACTATAATTGCTAACACTGTTAATGGTAACACAGTTATCGCTAATACATTGAATGGCAATACTATAATCGCTAACACAGTAAATGGCAATCGTATCATAGCAAATACCTTGAATGGCAATACGATATTAGCGAATACTATCAATGGTAATACGATAATTGCTAATACTGTCAATGGTAATACGATAATTGCCAACACATTAAACGGCGATACTATAACAGCAAATACTGTGAATGGCAATCGTATCATAGCCAATACATTGAACGGTAATACCATATTAGCAAATACAGTAAACGGCAATACCATAATTGCTAATACATTGAATGGTAATTCGATCACAGCAAACACGCTAAATGGTAATACGATTATTGCTAATACTTTAGATGGCAACACAATAATTGCTAATACAATTGACGGCAACACTATTATTGGTAATACTATAAATGGTAATACTATTATTGCAAATACACTAAATGGTAATCGTGTAATAGCAAACACACTAAATGGTAATACCATCATAGCCAATACATTGAATGGAAATAGCATTGTTGCTAATACTGTCAATGGTAACACAATAATTGCAAATACATTAAATGGTAACACAATTACAGCCAACACATTAAATGGTAATACAATTATTAGTAACACTGTTAATGGTAATGTCATTATTGGTAATACAATAAATGGAAATGTTATTATTAGTAATACCATTAATGGTAATACAGTTATTGCTAATACATTGAATGGCAATACTATTCAAGCATTCAGTATCAATGGTGGTGTCGCGTTTATTGCTGGTACAATTCAAGCACAAGCAATAGCAGCAAATACTATCACATTTGAGAACTTAGCGATTGGCGCTGTGACACAAAGTAGATCAACTATTAGTGATCCAATAACTAAACCAGTGCCATTCACAAATATACCTAATGTTTGGCCAAATAATACACGTTGTGTATTGCCATCAGGTGGTGTTACAATCATACCAAGCACAGATCCAGGTAGTAGTGCTAATACTGAATACGTTGAAGGTAGTCGTATACAAGTAAGTTATAGCGTCAAGATGTATGTAGATCCAGGTAACGTAGCAAATACAAGTCAAAATTGGGATCAATATAATCTTATAGAAATCTGGAAATCAGGCGCAAGTAGCGTATTTGATCGTGGTTATAACACTATCAGACAAGCATATGATGTCACTGGTAACGCAACTAGTGCAAGCAATCAACAATTACATGCATTAGGTTATGCTCCTGGTGGTACTGATTTGTATAGTGATGATGGTGGTAATACTTGGCAAATTTATAATGGAAATAGTACAGGTAAAACAATCACTGGTGCTATGAGTTTTACATCTACAACATTTAGTAGTTATCCAAGATTTGTAGAGTCAGGATGCGTAGGACCATTACAAACACCTGATAGTGGAACATTGAATAGTGGTTTAGGTAGTCGTGTAGGTTCAAATGCTGCTCCTATAATATGGGATCAAGATGCAGGAACGAACGCTGTAAGATATCAAACTAGTAATGGTGGACCAATTACAACAGGATACCAAAATGACTTCTTAAGTATGGAATTCACACCTCATACAGCAGGAAATGGTTATCCATATACGACATCAAATGCTGGGTATTTGTTTACTGGTACTAATGGAGATATTTTCTACAGTCCAACACCATTTGCTCCAAACGAAAATACTACAAATGCAATGCGTAGAGAAAACGTACCAAACTTGTTAAAAGATTTATATGCAAGTTATAGTAATCCACCACAGTCAAATAATTATACTGCTGTTATAGTTGGTCAGACTGGTACTATTTTACGTAGTGCTAGAACGATAGGTGCTAGCGATTTTGCTAATAGTTGGTCATCAAAACCAACATATTTGAATAGTAATACTAGCACTCCATTATTAACTGATTTATATTCAGTAGCCGGTGACGACACAGATAATAGTCCAGCAACAAGTAAATGGTGCGCTGTTGGTCAATATGGCATGATACAAGTTAGCCAAGATGATGGTGATACATGGACGCAAGTTAATATAGGATCAAATATAACTTGTGACTTTAATGGTGTAAGATATGGTAATGGCAAATGGGTCGCTGTTGGTGATGGCGGTAATATCTATGTATCTAGCAATATTGCTAACGCTAACGCATGGTCACAAATTAGTACTAGCAATTTAAATTATACGAACGGTACTAATTATGGAAGCATTTATGGCAATAGCAATAATAGCAGACAATTAAACACTGTGACTTATAATGGAGAATGGGACACATGGAACATAGGTGGACAAGGTCTTATTCTTTATAGTGATGATAATGCTAATACTTTCCAAGTAGCATATGAAGAAGGTGCTAGTGAAACTTATGATTTAACTAGAGTAACTTTCTTTGGAAGTTGGCCTAATGTTGCTAATGTAAGCAGACCTCCAGCAGAACAAAGGATATTAAATAATCAGATTTTTAGTGGTACAATACTAGATACTGGTTATGTAGCAGGACAAGAAACAACTTATTATCTTGTTATTGGAAATATGAATGGTAATATCATACAAGCAGGACAGATATTCTTACAAGTACAAGAAATAAAAAGATAATAAATACAATATAGGAATTACGAAAATGAGTCTATTACTAAACGGCGCAAAAACAATGACGATAGCAGGCACAGAGATGCAGTGCCTAGAAATTTATACAGGAGAAGCATATACTTTTCCTATAAATTTTACAGATCAAAATGGCAACGCTGCCAATGCTAATGTTCCCAATCTTTGGACTATTAGTGCAAGCGCAAAATATTATGATATTAGTAATGTTACATATAATGCTACAAATACAGAAGTCACATTAGGTAATTTGACATTGATGAATAATCAACCTAATACAGCAAACTATACATTAGTAACGGAATGGTCAAATAGCGCAAATGGTACAGCATATCTTTATGTTGGTAGCGATATCACAGGTAATGGTAATAGCACGCCTACAGTAAACTTAGCAAATACTACAGCAAATAGCGTATTGTTTTTAGTGACATTAGAAATAGGTAAAGAAAGTTTAAGCAATAGTAGTTTAACCGATATAAATCGTGAACCATTAGGCTTTATAGTAAGGTATCAATAACATGAGCGATATTAACGCTAATTTTGTTGTACAACCATATAACATCACAATTAGTTCAAATGAAAGTAATTTAAACATTACAAGTGAACCAATTGCAATGAATGTTGTAAATGGTTATGTTGGTGCTACAGGTGCTACTGGACCAACTGGTGCTACAGGTAGTACTGGTATACAAGGTAGTACAGGGCCGCAAGGAGCAACTGGGATAGGCGCAACTGGTGCTACAGGTGAGATTGGTGCTACAGGACCTAGTGGTGGTCCAACAGGTGCTACTGGACTTACAGGAGCGACTGGTCCAATTGGTAGCACAGGAGCGACTGGTTCAACTGGTAGCACAGGTGCTACAGGCCCACAAGGAGCAACTGGTTCAGGTAATCCTGCAGGTAGTAATACACAAATTCAATTTAATAATAATGGAAATTTTGGTGCGACTGGTGCATTAAATTATGATGGTACTACACTTAACACGCCACCTATAAGTGCGGTAGGTACAATACAAGCAAGTGCAAACATACAAGCATTATCAATAATTTCAACTGTTACTACAGGCACAAGTCCATTAACAGTAGCATCAACAACAAAAGTAACAAATCTAAATGCTGATTTGTTAGATGGTTATGATAGTGCTAGTGCTAATACAGCAAATACAATTGCATTGCGTGACGCAAGTGGTAATTTATCTGCAAATTATTTTATAGGTAATGGTAGTCAACTTACAGGTCTTAATTCTTCATCAATTGCAAATGGTAATAGTAATGTCAGAGTATTTGCAAATGCTAATGTTACAATTAGTAGTAATGGTGTTGCTAATATTGTAACTATATCACCTAATGTATTAAATGTTAATGGTAACGCAAATGTATCTAATTTAATTGCAAATATAATTTATAGTTATAATACAGGTTTCCCTGTAGTAACGATTGATGATGGACAAAATGGCAATTTTAATTTATTAAGAACATTTAATCAAGATATCGCTTTAGGATTTAGTGCTGGATTAAATGCGAATGGTAGTCAATCAATTGCTATAGGCAGCAGTGCAGGTAGAGATATTCAGGGTAGTCAATCAATTGCTATAGGCAACAGTGCAGGTAGAGATACTCAGGGTAGTCAATCAATTGCTATAGGCAACAGTGCAGGAAATTACCTACAAGGTAGTAATGCAATAGCCATTGGTAATAGTGCTGGTAGAAATAGTCAAGGTAATTATGCAATAGCAATTGGTAGCGGAGCAGGAATTGGGGCACAGCATGATAATACTATTATAGTAAATGCTACTGGTTCAAATTTATTTAGCCAACAAGCAAATTCAACATTTATTAAACCAATTCGCAGCGTTAACAATGATCAAACATTAGTTTATAATCTAAGTACAGGTGAAGTAAGTTATACTAATTATATAAAAACAATAAGCACTACTGTAGGCTCATTAACTGCTGCAAATACTGTAGGTGCAGGTACAAGAGCATTTGTTACAGATGCAAATACCACTACATTTTTAGCAACTGTTGGTGGTGGTGGAGCAAATAAAGTTCCTGTAGTCAGTGATGGTACTAATTGGATAGTAGGTTAATATAAATAACAATATACACCACAGACTTGCGAGACAGCACACTGTGGTCAATAGCGAGGTAGCAAGATGGCGAAATTTTCACAAAACACGCTCAATCAAGTGGGCGGATTCGATGGTCAAGTACTAGCGCAAGAGTTAGTATACAATCAAAAAGATTTCTGGAATCTTGTATGGTCAAACATCACAAGTTACCCTTCAGGTTGGCAGACAGGTACTACGCCAATCAACTTAACAGGCGCGACTATTGACGCGACTATCATTCGCAGAGCAATCACTAATTTCCGTGACAGTCGTAGTGGATATGATTTCACTATCACTGACTACCCATTAGTCAGCAAGATAACTGATATCACAGCAACGACTACTGGTACAAACATACTAACATGCACAAGCACAGCAGAACTTTTCATTGGCATGCCAGTGCAGTTTCGTGGAACTGTGTTTG